GTTATTTAATTGGAGCCGGTGCGTTAGGTGTTGGTGTAGGGATGCCGTTTCAAATCACTTTTGATAATGTCACTCAATTTGATCGTCGGATTCGCGCAACTTGGTTAGCGTGGCTCGGCTACAAAACCTTAGACGTTGATCCCGTAGGTACTGGGGAAGCTTCTCAGCAGTTACGAGTAGCCGAATTACGCACCCTAGATGTAGCTGTATAAACCCTATCTTTCTAACAATTATGGCAAGCAAAGAAACCACCATCGAAGAAACTCCATCTATCGCAACAAGTGGAACTAAAAATCTTCCCCCGACAAATGGAACCAATGAGGTCACTTATAACAATCTGAAAGCATTGGGTTATCCAGTCTGTAACCGGTGTAAAGGTCAACTCAGAACTGATCTCGATCATCGTCCATTTTGTCCGGTTCATGACACCAGTTGTCCTCTATTGAGTAAAATTTCCTAATGATTTTTAGCATTGATGACCTCTCTATTTTCGCACCATCAGTATCTTTATCAGAAGATGCCGTCACTGGTGCGATTTACTTTGTTCAATCAATCATTGAAGGCGATAGAGGGGCAGATCGACCTTTAGAGATTACCCGTCACCGGGAAAGACTAAGAGTTAATCTAAAATTCCAAAATTTTAGATTAACTTATGTCAGTATAAATACTCCACTTATCAGCAATCCCGCACCAATAATTAAAGCTAGACTAGGCAATATTACCGATGGATTTAATCGAGCTATCGCTCCTGACAGTTGGCGGACTTTAGGTTCTAACGATTATATAATCGATATAGACGGGCAAATTCACCTATCTACTGCGATTGGTAGATCGTGGGGGTATGGCGGCTATCAAGGCCATAGTCGAGAGCCATATCCAGAGTTTTCCGAAGCTGACGTGGAGTATTCCAGTGGCATTGATTTCTCTCAAGATACCCGACAAACAAGAGAGATAAAAGCGGCTTTTGGTCGTGTTTTAGATTGGGTATGCAATACGGGTTCTTTTAAGGGTGTTTCGTCAGTTGAATTACCTTTTGAAGAGGTAAAAATCAATTATGGGACTGGTCAACTTGGTACAATTCCTGATGATTTGCTAATGGTATTTAAAAAGTATCGCCCAACAAGATTATGAAAGCGATTTTTATCTGTCCACTTCCGCCGACTCTTAATGATCAAATAAGATTAGCTCGCGCAAACAAGTTTAAAAGCGCAACTACTAAAAAAGAATGGGATTTTAATATACAAAAACTTATTATAGAACAAGAAATTCCATGTTTTCCTGACAAAGTATGGATGCTTTACGAATGGCGAATTAAAAACTTTGGGCGTGACCCTGATAATGTTTGTGGTAGCGCAAAATATGTCAATGATGGGCTAAAAAAAGCGGGGGTTATCGTCAATGACAATTTAAAATATATTTATGGATACGATTCAATATTCACAAAATGGACGGAAGACGAATTAAAGTTAACAATTAGTGATAAACCAATTCTAAAGAAAATTTTTATAGAGGATGATAACAGCAATGTCATATCTTAAGTTAGACCCGTCTATTGTCTGTGTTTTAATTGTTTTCGCCTGCTTGATTCATTCTTTTTTTACTCCTGAAACTACTGACACCTACGGCAATGTTATCGTGGCAATTGTTTCAGGATACCTCGGCTACTTAAAAGGTTCTGGTACTTAACTACCCTGATCAAATCTTGCATAAAGTTTAATTCTCCGTCCTAGTTTTGCGGCAATTCCTAACTGTTGACTTGTTGGAGACTCAAACACATTTAACTGCCTGACAAGACCGATTCTGCCATTAATTGTTACTTGTAGTTCCCCTGTAGTCCTGACTGGGAGCGGGTAATCTTTAGGCTTTACTAATCTTCCCTCAAAATATTCACAATCAAGATAACTACCTTCTTGTACTTCTGCCACAGGCGGTTTTGACTGTTGCAACCAACAGGTAATTACTACGGATTCCATCGCTGCAGGGCTTATGATCGGATTGCCTACGCTATCTGTAGTTATAGTCGAGCCTGTAGCCACAGAAAAGGATAGAGAAGCATTAGCCTTAATTGTGGGATTTTCTAAAAATTTCCCCGCAACTCCAATAGCACTGTCGAACATTTGTATTAATATAAATTTTTCTAATCTTAGTGTATCAAAATTATCTTGACAATTCAAGTAAGAAGCCATATAGTTTAATTATGGAAATTTCGGAAGCAAGTACATGAGTATCAAACAATTTCAAATAGAGTTTAGTGGGAAAAGCTCAGAACATCTCGAAGAAATATCTCAGCAGTTGAATTTATCGAGGGCTGAAATTATTCGCAAAGGATTAAAGTTTATGGCTTTATACGCTAAATCTCAGGCAGAAAAAGATACTCGGTTAATACTCGAAAAAAATGGCGATCAAAAAGAGATAATTATCTAAAAGAGGTGTTATGGTATGGATGCGAATCTAATAAAAAGACTTAAAAAAGACTTAATAGAATTAAGAAGTCAAATTTGGGATAAAATGTCGGATGCTGACATTAATCAATATTATCAAGATGAAGCTAACAATGCTATCAGCCTTGAAAACATCATTTCTTTTGTACATGAATACTCTGATAGAATAAAAAAAGAAATTGATAATCCTAATTTTCAAGATTTATTTGACAGAAGATTAGAGATGAAAATCACTTGTTTTGACAATTTTTGGGAGGAGTTAGACAGTGGAAGATAAATTCACGCTAGAAGATTACATCTATGTTCCCATTGAACCAGAGTTAGCAAGAAAGCTTCTGGAAAAACATGAAAAAGACTGGGAACCCTTTGACGAATTTAACGGCTTTTATCATTGTCTAAAACAAACGTTGGAAGACTTTGATAATAGATTTGAACCTCAAAAAAAAGAGTCTGAATTTTAACTTAGGAGTAATCATGTCTCAACCTATCGAACTTTCTTTAGAACAGCAGTTCAATATTCGTTCTTTTCAGTCTCAGGTAGAAAAAATGAGTCAGGAGCAAGCGCAGGATTTCCTGATCAAGCTTTACGAACAAATGATGGTCAGAGAAAATATGTACAAAGCTTTTCTTAAACATCAATGGGGATTAGGTGATAGTCTGTGGCAAAAACCAGAGTAATACTACAATTTCAGTTATTAGTTATCGGATCAATGTACACTAACCCAAAAAACCAATGAGAACCATCTGGAAGTACCCTATAGATACAACTCCTTGTCGCGAGATTGAAATGCCTTTAAACGCAGAGATATTATGCGTTCAGTTGCAGAATAATATTCCTACACTTTGGGCATTAGTAGAAACAGAAGAACCTAAGAGGATTTTTTATATTTTGACTTACTATACTGGTAGCTATTGGATAGATGAAAAAGGACAATACATTGGAACTTATCAACTAGCTGGATTGGTACATCATGTATTTGTTAGACCTCAATAAAGAGGGACTTATGACTATCACAGAAATTGACAAAAGAATATCAATTCTTTTTCAAGAAGTAAGAGAATTGCTTGCCGATGAAAAAGAATCAATCAAAAAAACATTAGCAGAAATAAAACCTCTTGAACAAAGTAGAGGTAAAATCAATTATGACTCTTGAAGAAATCAACGCAAAATTAGACTTGCTTCTAGAAGAAATAGAAAATTGGAAACCTAAATCTGATTTATATCTTAAAGAAATAGAAACTTGGAAGCAACCCAATATTAAAGAAAAAGGAAAAGCCAATGTTTAATGCAATCTACAAGCCCAATCAGTTGATTTTAGGCAGTAGCTATATTGCTATCTGTACAGGATGGACTCCTGCTAAGTCAGTAGCCGCAAAACTCGATCCCTCTGATTATGCTGTGATCGGGAACCTCTATAGCGCAACAAGGGGAATTAACTTTTTGGTTCGCAATTTGTTAGCTAATCCCCACGTTTGCGATCTTGTTGTAATGGATTCAACTCGTGAAGACAAAAATTCTGGTAGTGTTCAATGCTTGAAAGATTTCTTTGAGAATGGAGTTTATAAAGGAAAAAATGATGTAGGGAAAGAGTGTTGGGTAATTGATTCTTTAGTGAAAGGATATATTGACATAGATATTCCTTTAGAAGTTTTAAATCAATTACGGTCTTCTGTTACTTTAAGAGATAATCTCACAACTTACGCAATTCTGATGTTGAGGCTATCAGTTTATGGTGCTAATAAACCGTGGGCAGAACCGATGGTTTTTCCCTACAATGAACCTACATCAGAAGTAAAACCTGGACCGCTCTATGGTCATCGGATCGAAGGTAAAACCATTGCTGAAACTTGGATAAAAATACTGCAAAGAATCAAAACTACTGGCACTATCAGACCTACTGGTTACGACGGTAAATGGCAAGAATTAATCGACCTAATGGCGATAGTTACCGATGAACCAGAAGATTTTTATTTTCCAGAACCCAATTACTTACCTTTAGATAGAGAATATCTAAAGAACTATATCCCACAAATACTTAGTGATGCTGATTATAGGGAGGGGGTTAAATATACCTATGGTCAAAGATTACGCTCTTGGTTTGGTCAAGACCAGATTAAAGCAGTTATCAACAAATTGATTGAAGAAAATGACTCAGCTAGTGCCGTTATGTCCCTTTGGGATAGCGGGAGTGGCAACCCCCAAAGTCTTACCAGTGGATGTTACAGCTTGGCTTTAAAAAGTCAGCTTTCCCGATCAAACGAGTTTTTTTTCGATTCTGACGGGTGGGAAATAGTACCAAATTCTATTGACCGAGGAGGCCGCTCGGTAGGCGATTCAGATCATAATCACAGCGGATCTCCCTGCCTCAACCATATCTGGGTAAGAGTAGTAGATAATGAACTATCCCTGACAGCTACCTTTAGAAGTAATGATATGTTTTCCGCTTGGCCAGCTAATGCAATGGGATTACGGGCTTTACAGCGTCATATCAGAGATGAAATTGCTAGTGAATCTGAGTACGATTTAACAATGGGTCCACTGATTACCATTAGTCAATCAGCCCATATATACGATGACTGTTGGGAAACCGTAGAACAATTACTTGCTAATCAATACCAATCGATTATTAATCAAGAACTTCGAGAGTACAGTGATCCTGCTGGTAACTTCTTAGTAGAAACAGATGGAAACAATATCACAGTCAGTCAGCTAACCCCTAACGGTGAATTTGCAGGAAAATGGAAAGGTAAAAATCCTTTAAAACTAATCCGTCAAATAGTTACTGATTGCCCTAGTATTCAATCTTTTCATATCGGCTACCTAGCTAGAGAAATTGAACGGGCATCTCAACTAAAAACAAATTACACTCAAGATAAATAACAATGGACGCCAAACAAGTTCTTACAGAGTTAATACAATCGGTCAACGAAATTGATTTATACAATTTCTTATTACTTTATTCAAATATAGGAATTAAGAGTGAAAATGAAGTTTACGATGAAACCGATTATAGAGAAATTAGGCATGATCAAATCAATGCTTGGATTGATAAAGCTATAGAAGCGACTTACGAAAAATCAGAAGAAAATGACCGTCCTAATATCGAATGAACGCTAGGATTATTAAAGTAAAATTAAAAATCAGGAGTAAATAAATGATTAACGTAATTCAAAGAAGTGGAGAAACTCGACCCTTAGACATTACCAAAATTCGGCGAGTAGTGGAATGGGCGTGTGAAGGGTTAGATGTCAATCCCCTCGCTTTAGAATCAGGATTAACTTCTCGATTACGAGATGGGATTACCACTAGGGAAATTCAAGAAAATTTAATCAATGTTGCCACACAATTGTTTTGTGTAGAAGAAACCGAGTGGAAGTATATAGCTGGAAGACTTCACATCTGGGGATTATGGAAAGATACAAGGATTAAAAGAGCATTTGGCGGCTATTTATCTCGCACGGTTTTCAGGAGATTAGAAGGAACCGACTACGCTAAATATGTCCAGTGGCAAGTGGATAGGGGTGTTTATGATTCAAAAATCACAGAAATCTATGACGAAAAAGATTTAGAGATTGCGGGGGAGTGGATATACCCAGAATACGATAAAGATTTTGACTATGCTGGTGCAATCATGCTGTCAGAAAGGTATTTGCTTGATTGTGAATTACCTCAAGAGGCTTTTTTGACTTGCGCTTTATTGCTTGCGAGTGTAGAAGAGAAACCAGAAGATAGATTAAGTTTTGCTCATCAAATCTACCTAGCCATAGCCCAAAGAAAAATCTCTCTAGCTACCCCAATTTTAGGCAATTTAAGAACCCCTAATGGTTCTTTAAGTAGTTGCTTCATCGTAGCAATGGAAGACAATCTAGAGAGTATTTTTAGCGAGATTACTAATACTGCTCGCATCTCCAAGAATGGCGGCGGTGTTGGGGTAAATGTAAGTAGAATTCGTGCCACTGGTAGCTCGGTTATGGGAAAAGCTAACGCTTCTGGGGGGATTATTCCTTGGATTAAATTACTCAACGATACAGCTATTGCAGTAAATCAGGGGGGAAGACGCGCCGGGGCAGTAACTATCGGTGTTGACA